TCTGTATTGTAAACATTTTCAAATGATTTCATTATATCAAAATCATCTATTGCACTAACAGAGGAAAATGAAACATCAATAACGTAAATGGGTTTGCCATCTGGCTGCATATTTTTAAACATCCAACTTTCAATATTGAATGAAGTATCTGCAGTCACCCAATATGGTGATCCCTTATTTATATCTATTGGATATGATACACTTACATTTTCGTTCCATTTACAAATACTCCGTATTTCAAAATCCGCAATTTCTATAATCTCCGGCCATTTCCAGCTAATCACAAAATACGGATCTGTATATGGTATAAAATTTGTTAATATCTGATCTATATCTGTCTGAAACCGAGATATTATAGATACATTAACTGTAAGATCAATTGGTACTGGCTGAAGTAAATTAATCCATTTCGCTCCAGATGGTGAGCGCGACATTGTATCAGTCCACCACGAACCGTCTAGTTTGTTGAACACACGATTATTGTTACGTCTGATTCCGCCCAGGGATATGGAAATACACGGCAATTTAAAATGTTGTGCTTTATTGGTAAGTTCAGCTAATGTGCGCGTCTTAGGTGCGTATACAAAATTTACATGAATCTGATCTTGTGGTTCTCGTTCTTTATTGTATCGTTTTACTATAATGTCATTTAACGCAGCAGCAAATTGTTGTAATATATCCTCAACTTCAAAATGGAATGTGTATGACTTCATATTAAATATTTATGGAAAAAAATAAACTTGTCTACGATAAACAAGTTTATTAAATCAATCTAATATTTTAATGTCTTTATATTTTAGTGCAATCTTTGCAAAAACCATTTCGGAATTTTTGATTTATTACGTTTAATTAAGTCAAGCGCTGTCCCGTCTAATATAAATGTATCGGAATGATCATCTTTATTTCTTGTAGTCCGTCCACACATTTGAACTAAACATACAAGTGCTTTCATTTCATACCAAGATTGGTTCTTTGATGCTAAACGTTTGATACGTTCAGATCCTAAAGGCAAATAAGGAGTTTTCATGATTATCGAAAACCTTCCGAATTTGTCCCTAAGATCTGTTCCAAATCCTAAACTCGGACTAATCAATACAGTACCATCATCACGAAAATAATGTTCATTTAGTATTGCCTCATTAGTAATTCCGGCTTCTCGAACTAAATATCGCGTTTTACCTTTAATGCTTTTGAGTAAAGCATCTGTAATTTTAAATGTATGTGTATGTATAATTCCTTTATCTAATGCAAAATTATCACATATCATTATCGCCTTTTTAATCAAATTGGGGAGAAGCGCATCCATATTCCTATAATTTAATTTTGTCTTTGAATCTATGTAAATGGGTGACTTCTCCGGATCAAAAGCTGAGTCTACTTCGATATATACATATTCATCTTTTTTGATACCTAATGTCTGTGCAAATAATTCTGAGTCGATTAATGTTGCGGACATCAATATAACGGTATCTCCCCATTTAAAAAAATCTTGAGCTAACATGTTTACATATAGTGGGGTAAATGTTGCTTTATCTTTTGTTATCTCTGTAATATATTCTGCCTTATACCAATTCTGCAATACTGAATTAACCTTATCATGTAAATTCTTATAATATCGATGTTTAACCATCTGGCCTATCATAATTCGCTTATTCTTTCGATTCTTTCTAAAATCATTTTCACTCTCTCTAATTTTCTCTTTTAATGCTAATGATAAATCCGTCAACCAACGATATGAATCTCCGTTGATATTTGTATATAATTTTTCAATACTCAATTCAGATAAATTAATCTTTGAATATTCAATATCGCATGAATAATGTTTTACGAGTTCATCTTCTAGTTCAGATGCTTCGTCACAAACAATAAATTGTCGTCTTTTAAGAAAATCTGGTAGTGTTAAATATGAACTATAATTAAAAACACCAAAACGCGATTTTAATGCATCTCTGCGAGCATTTAACATTGGACATTTATGTTCAGCCTTACAATCTCCTAAAATACTGGGTGTCAACAAACATGGCGCCAAATCACAATCAAAATCGTCATCAACTTCACAAACATAATTTTGCTTACCTTTGAGAAGCGTCGCATCCTTAAATAATGTATGATATTGTTCTTGTAATGACTTAGTAACTGTCAATACTACAGCACCGTATGATTCATGACCCAAGAACATATCTTCATACATATAACCATCAGCACCCATGGCTTGAATTTCATACGCATCAATCATATTAACAATTTCTGCATGCGGATGTTTACTCATAGCGGCTAATGTAGCGGCTACATGGCTTTTGCCCACACCAGTGGGTGCTTGCACTATTATATATTTTTTATCGTTGTTTATGGCTTCTTGTATGTCTGCTAAAATTTTAACTTGCTCTACGCGAGGTGTATCGTTACTAGGGAAATGAGATAATATATTAAGCATTTTTAGTAGTCTCTATTTCTACATCTTCTTGATATTTGCCAAAATCAACACATCTATTAACACATTTACTACAAGGTGTGTATATCTTTAGTTGTTTATTAAAATCTGAATACATCCTTCCGTAACATTTTACACATGACCGGGATGGACGCTTTATAAGTGGAATTTGATATTTATCCATATTTTTCAATTCATCGGATTCTATTTCATAAATATCCCCCGTGATCATTGAAAACATTAATTGTCTAGTTATGTTTTTTTCATCCATAGTAATATAATATCATATTATTAAATATTTTCAAGGTATTGCAAAATTTTATCTTTTTGATTAAATGTGACCATGCCACCATCTATATGCGTCCTGCCACCGTTTGTCAGTGTATCTAAACGAACCATTACATCAAAATCATCATTCCCTTCTTTATTTGCGTTAATTGTTGATACAATCTGTATTGCAACTTGCTTATATATTTTACTATCATTTTTAACTAAATGTCCAATCTCAGATTCTATAGTAGATTCAAGATTTTTAATAAGATCGTGATATTGTTTTACCTTTTTTACCCCATCAGCGTTTAATCTATATGAATTATTTTCGCATATAGTATTCGCCAATGTATCGAATTTTATTCCATTATTCATAATGTCCTTATTTCTAAATAACTGTTAAAATATTTACTTCTACAATTAGGTTCTATCTTTTTTATTTCATCTATAGTTTCTTCATCATTACAAACTAAGGCGGTTAGTTCATATGATAATCTAATCAAATTTCTTTTTTGTGTTATATCAAACGGTATGGGAATTTCAAAACGTTCTGTTTTTTCCTTATTATTTTTAATTATGAATTCGATAAAAAATCCATTTTGTTTAAATAATAATATTCTCCCGGATCTCCATACTTTCTTGTGAATTATAAATTCCGCCTTTTGCTGTAATAATGATTTTAATATCATTTCTAAGTCGGTGTCAGTTATTGTTATCATGAATTGCCCTCGCAGATATTTAAAGCAATTCATACTAAATCAACTAATTATTTAATAATATTCATTTAATGTGGTAGCATTTCACCCGCCAACGACCATTCATAATTACATTCACTGATTGCGGTTATCGCCTCCGACGTAGAGATAGCAAAATCGTCACGAGCTTTTCAGATAGCTTTCCCAAACTGCTCAACGCCCACATCTCCATACCACCAGGTTTTATATGTGTCATTATTCATACAATTTACGCATTCATGAACGCGATCTTTTCGCTTGGACTCATGGCTTGTAAATATAAATTAAAATAATTCCAAAACTTTTCAGGAGGTCTAGTAGGTATAACTGTCACTATATCACAACTTTCCACAGGAATCATCCTATACGATTGCCAAAATAAATCCCACCCACACGCCAAATTCTTCATCTTCCAGTTGTATGGTGGCGTATGTGTTGGTGGTTTGAAATGTAGTGCTATTTGTCCGGGTGCAGTATCTAATATTTGTCTGTCATTGGTGACAAGCATACGGCGCGCATCATTCCATCCTGGTTTAAACCGCCGGCGAAAGAATCTTAACTCTAATACATTTGATTCCAACAACGCCAATAACTGTCCTTGAGATACCCTCATAAAAATTACTTATCATAAAGTATCCTAATTATATAAAAGTATAAAATATTATACTAGATTTTATATGATTAAAACTAAAACCATGATGATTATTTAAACAATCACTTAATGGAACTCGATAC